CCAGATTTCTTGGAGGATATGTATGAAGCTTGGGATTGCGATCGGGTCGTGCATATTGGCGACGGTGCTGATTTTCATGGGATTAGTTATCATCTTAAGCATACCGACCTGCCAAACATTGATCGGGAAATTGAGCTTGCTGCAACTCAGCTCTCTATGCTTTATGAGAGGTTTCCTCATGTGGATTATCTCACTGGCAACCACACTGACCTGCCCAACCGACAGGCACATGGAGTAGGACTTCCAGCTAAGATGATGAGGACGCTAGGAGAGATCTTGGATATGCCAGAGGGTTGGATTGTCCATCCTCGTTTCCATGATCTAGTAATTGACGGTGTGATCTACCGCCACGGCGACAAGGGCAAGAGTAACGTATTCAACTCTGCTCGTGCTCAGGCCGACGCTGAACACAATAGCGTCGTGTGTGGTCATTTCCACCAGCAAGGAGGTGTATCGTTTGGAGCCAACGCTAAGCACCGTTGGTTCGGTCTACAAGTCGGATGTGGTACGGAGACAAATTCTCCCTACCTTCGCTATGCCAAGCAGTACGCTGGTAAGCAAATCGTTGGGTGTGGTATTATTCTGGACGGAGAGTTCCCGATCTTTGAACCAATGCCACTAGAACAATACTAGTCTGTTGACTTTTTGAAAGGATCTCATATGAGCAAGTTTGTTACTGACAACGTTACCGTTAACTTCGCCTACCTCAACAAGCCCGATGACAAGTTCGGGGCTGATGCTGCCAACTTCAATGTTACCGTCCCTGTGGACAAGGGCATTGAAGAGAAGATCAAGGCAGCTGTCAAGGCCACCGGAGCCAAGAAGGTCAACGGTGTCTACGAGAAGGACGGTCAGAAGTTTATCAAGTTCAAGAACCGCATCCTTGTTCGGGATGGTGCCAAGTCATTCCCCTGCGTTGATTCGCAGAACAAGCCCACCAGTGCTACGGCATCCGGTGGTGATGTTGTTCGTCTTCTCCTAAGCCCTGTTCTTATCAAGCGTGATAACTCGCTGAGCATCTACCTTGACGGTGTTCAGATTATCGAGAAGAACAGCCAGTTCGGTGGCGGTGGTGTTAGCTTTGATGCTGTCGCTGGCGGCTTCACTTCTGACGAACCCGTAGCACAGGCCATGCCTGCTGAGCAGGATCACGTTGCCGAAGAGGACGGCGACGACGATCTCCCATTCTGATGTATGTTCCCAAGGGTACCATCACGGTACCTGTCCAGCCTATCACCAAGCCCGTCTGGAAGCCTAGCTTCCGTGGGCAAGGTGGTAGCTGGGGATCTAAGACATACCAGAAGTTCTTGAAGGAAATCACGCAGCCTCTAGCAGATGCATGTAAGGACATCGACATTCTTTGGGAGCCTCTTGAGGTCTGGCTAGATGTCAGGCCCAAGAGCCCCAAGTCGTCGAAGTTCCCTTTCCCTCAAGGCGACGTTGATAACTTCAGTAAGGCAATCCTCGACGCCTGTACTGATGTACTATGGATCGACGACTGGCAGATTCAGGATGAGCACATTCACAAGGAGTGGGCTGAGCCTGACACAGATGGTTACTTTAAGGTATCATGGCGAGTGTTGCCTGTACCGACTGACAAGTGGGTTATCTTTAACGAACGTAAAGTTCAATGGGAGCTAGCAAATGAACAAGAATGACATGACCACAATGATCGAAGACTTCATTTACAACACCACCAATCTTGATATCATTGATGCTGAGGAGGCAGCCGAGGATCTCATGGAGGAGATGTATGGCTGACATCTGGGATAACAAGCACGCCAAACAACAGAAGCGTGCGGCTGACATTATGAGAGGTAACACTGGTGGTAAGGGTGACAAGCGTCGTCCTACCAATGAGTCCGCATTCTCTCTTGGTATGAAGTTGGTTAAGATTGCCGACACCAAGGGTAAGGACTCCAAAGAATACAAGGATACGGAAAAAGCATGGCGAGAAGCCGTGCGGAAAGGACGCTGAATGGATGATACTCTAAGCGAAAGCGTGGTGGTTGGTCGTGAAGCCTGTCCAAAGTGCCGGGCTAACGGCAACGATAACTCAGGCGACAACTTGGCACGGTACAGCGATGGCGGCGCTTTCTGCTTTGCCTGTCAGTATTTCGAGCGTGGAGATGGTACGGTGTCAGAGCAGCCCGCCAAGCAGTCTGACTTCAAGGTATATCGAGGACAGATCCAAGCCCTCGACCACCGCCGCATTGACACCAAGCCCTGCCGTGTGTATGGTTATCAAACAGCCAATATCCGAGACAAGGATATCGAGATTGCTAACTACTTCAAGGATGGTGTTCTGGTTGCTCAGCATATGCGGGGCCCGGACAAGACCTTCCACTGGGTAGGTAGTCCTCGTGGTTGTGAGCTGTTCGGTCAGCACCTGTGGGGTAATGGAGGTAAGAAGCTCGTGATCACCGAGGGTGAGATCGACTGCTTATCCGTTGCTCAGATGCAGGACTGCAAGTGGCCTGCTGTGTCTCTACCCAACGGTGCTGCTGGTGCTGTGAGGGATATCAAGAATAACCTAGAGTTTGTGAACTCGTTCGATGAGGTTATTCTGATGTTTGACATGGATGAGCCAGGTCAAGCAGCAGCCAAGTCAGTGGCTGACATCCTACCTCCAGGCAAGGCGAAGATTGCCTCACTTCCCTACAAGGACGCTAATGAGTGTCTAGTGCAGGGCAGCAGCCGAGCTATCATTGATGCCATCTGGCAGGCACGAGTCTACTCACCTGATGAGATTCTTCATGTGAGCAGTATCGTGGAGCGTAGTACGGAGACAGTCAATACAAAGGTATGGCCGTTCCCCTTCAAGAGTCTTACTCGATTCTTGACTGGTCAGCGGTCAGGTGAGATTACCTTGTATGCTTCAGGTACTGGCTCAGGTAAGTCTACATTCCTTCGGGAACTGAGTTACCATCACCTGAGGCAGGGCCGTAGTGTTGGTATGATCATGCTTGAGGAATCACCTGAGGAGACAATGGATGACATGATCAGCCTCATCATCAACAAGCCTGTCCGTAAGATTCGATCAACTCGTATGATGAATGAGTTGCTTGATCAGATGGGCGAGCAGAAGATCGACATGGATATTATTGACGATCTATCTGATGAGGAGTATGCCAAGGCCAAGCGTGAGCTGGGTGAGACTGGACTATATATCTACGATCACCTCGGTAACAACGCCATGGCTAATCTCATGGCTCGTATGGAGTACATGGCAGTCAGCCTTGGGGTTGACGTTATCATGCTCGACCACATCACGGCAGCAGCAGCTGGCTTGATGAACACCTCGAATAAGGATATCGAGGGTGGTGGCTCAGAGCGTCTGATCATTGATGCCATGATGCGAGACATGCGGTCCTTAAGTGTCAGGACTGGAGTTCATATTGATGTAGTCAGTCAGCTCAAGAAGACAGACAAGGCATTCGAGGAAGGTAGCCGAATCACTATGCAGGATCTGCGTGGCTCGGGTGCTCTTTCCTCTGTTCCTAATACTGTTGTTGCTCTTGAGCGTGACAGGCAGGCACCGGATGCCCGCCAAGCAAACACTACTACAGTTCGAGTACTAAAGAACCGTCTCGATGGTCGAGCTGGTGTTGCCTCTGCTATCTACTTCAACCATGAGTCTGGACGTATGGAAGAGACTGACTTCGTGGTAGGAGATAATGGCAAGGTTGGATTCAAGCCCGAACAGGAGGGCACCTTTTAATCATCGCAACCCTAGTGAAAGGAAAGTACGATGAGACTATGTTACGACATCGAGGCCAACGGCCTTGTAAATTACGAGTTGGATAACAAGGGAAACATGAAGGCGATTGCCGATCGCATTCACTGCATCGTTGTGCAGGATATCGACACCGGCAAGGTCTGGCAGTTCCGGCCCGGCCAGCACAAGGAAGCAGCCGAGCTCATCAGCAAGGCTACTGTTCTTGTTGGTCACAATATCATCGCTTACGACAACCCAATCATGCGTAAGCTGGCTGGTCTAACCATCTCATGTAAGATCATCGACACCCTTGTCGTTGGTCGGCTCATGCATCCAGACCGTACCAACCTCCCCACAGGTCTCAAGGGACACAGCCTGCGAGACTGGGGCATCTATGTAGGCTGTCACAAGATGGACTATGATGCTGGTTGGGAAATGTTCAGCGAAGAGATGCTGACATACTGTACTCAGGACGTTGCGGCGAATGTTGCGATATTCACCGCACAATCTGCGTGGATTGAGGCCAACTGGAAGCTGGTCAACTTCGAGCAGCAGGTTGCACAGATCTGTCAGGAGATGGCTGAGACTGGCTTTGGCTTTGATCTCCAGTCAGCTATGGCTCTTGAGTATCAGTACTCATCTCGCAAGGCTGAGATCGAGGATGAGCTTCGAGCTGTCTTTCCTACTATCGTTGAAGAACGCTTCAGCGAGAAGACTGGCAAGAAGCTTAAGGACAAGGTTACTGTCTTTAACCCCGGCTCTTCCAAGCAGTGGGCTGAGCGTCTAACCGAGAAGTACGGTTGGAAGCCCAAGATGACAGATACCGGCAACCCCATCGTTGATGAAGAGACTCTCAGTGGTCTTGACTATCCTGAGGCCAAGCTTGGTCTTGAGTACCGTGATATCAATAAGAAGATGGGCATGGTTACTGACTGGATCATGCGATGCCGTAATGGTCGTGTTCATGGGCGTACCAACTCCCAAGGCACGGCGACTGGACGGGCTTCACACTCACAGCCCAACATCGCACAGGTTCCATCCGACCACGACTGCCGTGCGTTGTTTGGTCCTGGCCCTAAGGATTGGGTGCAGGTAGGCTGTGACCTCAGTGGTATTGAGCTGCGTTGTCTTGCTCACTACATGGCTCCATACGACAAGGGTGCATATGCAGATGAGATTCTGAACGGTGACATTCATACCGCCAATCAGAATGCTGCTGGTCTGCCGACTCGTAACGATGCCAAGACGTTCATATATGCCCTGATCTACGGTGCTGGTGATGCAAAGATTGGTACCATCATCGGAGGTAAGAGCAAGCATGGTCGTGAGATCAAGGAGCGTTTCTTTGATCAGATTCCTGCACTTCACAAGCTGATGGAGGCTGCTCAGTTCAAGGCTAAGAAGGCTGGCAAGCTGAGGCTTCTTGATGGCCGTGAGGTGCTTATTCGTTCTGACCACAAGGCACTCAACACTCTGCTTCAGGGTGCAGGTGCAGTCATCAGCAAGGCTTGGATCATCCTTGCCAAGCAGTATCTCAAGGATATTCCACACGAGCTGATGGCGTGGGTTCACGACGAGTTGCAGGTGTCCTGTCCAGCTGAGTATGCTGATCAGGTTGGTGGGCTGCTAGTCAAGGCAGCCAACGATGCTGGTACTCGACTTGGCTTTGCCATGCCTGTCGATGCTGAATACCAAATTGGCAAGAACTGGAGTGAATGCCATTGACAACCTTTAGATATCAGGTTGTTGGGTATGACTGGTCTGATAGTCATTGGATTAATCGTCAGATCACACGACATACCTACAGCAACATTAATCATATTGCAGTACGATTCTACATTGGTGGATCTACCTACGAGACGTTTGTAGGACCAACGGGAAGTGATAACTTAGTTTCTTCTCATGTGATTGCTCGCAAGTATGGCCCAGAAATTATCAGCACTGATTCAATTGATGTTTCCTATGAAGCAGCGATGCAATGTGTTGATCTGTGTGATGACTATGGAAGTGGAAGCGTGCCGTATGCCTATCTCTGGTGGTATACGGGAAAGTTGTTGCCTCCACCAAAGTCATGTACGGATCTGGCGTATAGATGTTTGCGGATCATTGGGCTTGATGTTAATGAACGAGCCTTACCTAACCAACTCTTTAAGGAGGTTATCTCATGCATGTGATTGTTCTCGGGGGAATGGCTCGCGTTGGTAAGACTGACGTAGCCGACTACATTGAAATGCACGGAGCCGAGGAAGGCTTCAAGGTTATGCGAGTCTCTTTTGCTACTCCGCTAAAGGAAGCAGTTGCAAAGGAGAATGGGTACGATGATTGGCGTAAGTTTAAGGAAGATAAGCCCGATCTCTATCGAACACAGTGCCAGCAAATTGGTGCAAAGCGTCGAGCTGAGAACCCAGATCACTGGGTAAGCCTGTGGTGTGAGAAGCTTAACTACCTCATGACTGAAGAGCTTACTCAGAACGCAGGAGATCTGTGGGAAGAGTATCTTATTATTGTTGATGACTGCCGCTATCCAAATGAGCTAGAGGCAGCCAAGAAGTTTGAGGCATTGACTATGTTTGTCTATGCTGGTTCTCGTGTTGCGGAGATCCCAGAAGCCGACGCTGCGTGGCGAGCACACGAGTCAGAAGAAATGAGTCAGAAGGTAGAGGCTTTCTTGCCTGATTATCAGAACCTCTTTGACTGGAGTATCTTTAACGATAAGGATATCAAGTCTCTTGAAGCCAAGCTTGATGAGCGGATGCCTTTCATTCTCGGGCTTCATGGTCAGCGATATGGTCATTCCTGTGAATGCAATGAGTGCAAGGCATTCAAGGCAGACATTCAGGCTGATGAGCTTATTGCTCACTTTGAGGAAGCCATCGAAGAAGTCCTCAACGATGATAGCCTTCCAGATGAGCTGAAGGAACAGATTGAAGATGCCTTTACTGATATCATTGATGATCTACGTGATGGCAAGAAGGCACCAATGGATTTCTTCCGTAACAGCTGGTGGACTAAGATTAAGGACATGAACTTCGAGATTGAGTTTGAACCTGAGGAGGAGGATGATGACGATGATTGATCAACCAAAGACAGCTTTGCTAGATGGGGATATGGTAGCTCACCGAGCAGCTTATATCACCGAGGATATCGAAGAGGTTCCGATGGTGGTCCGTCAGATCATGAGGGCTTGGACACCGCCTGGCGTGACCCATGTGTTTGTGGCACGCTCGGCTGATAGAGCCGACAACTACCGCCGGGAGGTCTGGAGTGAGTACAAGGCACACCGTGATCGTCAGGAAGTAGATGAGGACCAGCAGAGTAGGCTTGCCTACGCCAAGGAGATCATTGCAGAGGATGAATTCCACTGTAAGTTTGTTCCGACTTTGGAGGCTGATGACCTGATGGGCATTGCCGCCTCAGCAGGTAAGGCTATTGCAGTCACGCTGGACAAGGATCTCCTATCCTGCCCCGGCTGGCACTACCGCCCAGAGTACTCCTACAAGGGTAAGGGCGGAGAAAAGGTGACAAAGGAAGCTGAGCTGATCTTCCAGCCGCCTTGGAAGGCAGACCTCCTCTTCCATATGCAGTGGCTCATGGGAGACATGACAGATAATTATCCCGGCATCTACAAGATGGGGCCTAAGAAGGCTGAGAAGCTACTGACAAATCAGCACCCACGTAACTGGAATGCTGCCTGCTTGGCAGCCTATCAGAATGCTGGCTACGATGAAGAATATGCACTCGCTATGGCCCGAGTAGCTAGAATTCTGCGAGAAGGAGAGTGGACACAGGACACAGGTGTCGTGCTTTATGACCCCTGGGGTGGGTAAATACCTAAGTCCTTAACTGTGAATATATAGAAGAGTAGACAAAAGATTATTATGTATACACACTTTGGAGAACATCTATGATTAAGTACTATGTTGCAGGTTCCTACGAGCCTGAGGTGGCTACTGATGGTTCAGCTGGCCTAGATCTATTCGTTAATTCAATTAATGGTGATAGCCTAGGTACAGGGGTCCATGTTGAGATTCCTGAGGGCCACGTTGGACTCCTCCTCCCCCGCTCCAGCTGGGGTATCAAGGGGTTCCAGCTAGCCAATACCTGTGGTGTCATTGATTCCGATTATCGTGGTGAAATCATCATGATTCGGGATCGTCATCCATCCAAGGGTTTCCTGACCATCCGAGAGGGTGACAAGGTAGCCCAGCTCATTGTGGTTCCTTGTGTAACCAAGACCCACCGATGCGAGCAGTACACTGATCTCAGCGATACCTCTCGTGGTAGTGGTGGCTTTGGTTCAACAGGAGGTGCATGATGCCGGATATGAGTCCCTTTCAGGAATTCATTGCTCTTTCCAAGTATGCTCGCTGGCGAGATGATCTTGGCCGTCGAGAGACTTGGGAGGACACCGTAGACCGTTGGTGGTCTTGGATGTGTGAGGTTGGCGGGGAGCCTATTGCTTCCCGTCTTGATATTCGTGATGCTGTATTTAACCTAGAGGTAATGCCGTCTATGCGTGCTCTTATGACCGCAGGACCAGCTGCCAACAGGGATAATACTTGTATTTACAACTGCTCCTACTTGGATCTAGATGGCCCGGTTGCTATGGCTGAGCTGCTGTACGTTCTCATGAATGGTACAGGTGTAGGCTACAGCGTAGAGCGACGGGTCGTTGAGAAGTGGAGTGCCGTACCAGAAGATATCAAGCGTGACGAGTCCGTGATTATTACAGTCAAGGACTCCAAGGCTGGCTGGGCTGATGCTGTCAAGGCATTGCTCAGTAATCTTCTCGGTGGTGTACACCCCACTTGGGACATCAGCAAGATTCGTCCTGCTGGTGCCCGTCTTAAGACCTTCGGAGGGCGCGCCAGCGGACCAGGGCCTCTTGAGGATTGTCTTCGTTTTATTACGAATACGATCTACAATGCCCGTGGCCGCAAGCTCCGCCCCATTGAGGTGCATGACATGGCATGTGTCATTGCTAACTCTGTCATCGTTGGCGGCGTGCGACGCTCGGCTATGATCTCTCTCAGTGATCTCGATGATCACGAGATGGCTCGTGCCAAGTCAGGGAATTGGTGGGAGAAGCACTCCTACCGTTCCCTCGCCAACAACAGTGCGGTTTATGAAGAAAAGCCAGAGATGGATGTCTTCATGGAGGAATGGCTAGCAATCTATCGTAGCTATTCAGGTGAGCGTGGTATCTTCAACCGGCAAGCAGCCAAGCTTTGCTCAGATGATATTGGCCGTGACTCAGATCACTACTTTGGTACTAACCCCTGTGGTGAGATCACTCTCCGTCCTATGCAGTTCTGTAACCTGACTGAGGTCGTGGTTCGACCAGGCATGGATAGGGATGAACTCATGCGCCGAGTAGAGATTGCCTCGATCATCGGTGTTGTGCAGTCTAGCTGTACCAACTTCCCGTATCTTCGCAAGGCTTGGAAGCGTAACTCCGAGGAGGAGCGGCTTCTTGGTGTCTCGCTGACGGGTATTCAGGACAATCGTGATCTGTTGTTTGATCGTGATACTAGCAAGAGTACGCTTATCTTTGCCCGACAGAAGGCTCAGGATACTGCCTACAAGTGGGCAGAGATTCTTGGAGTAGAGCGTAGCAAGGCAGTCACCACGGTTAAGCCATCTGGTACTGTATCGTGCTTGGTTGACAGTTCGTCTGGCATCCATCACCGTTATGCTCCGTACTACATCCGTCGTGTCCGCTGTGACAAGAAGGATCCGCTGTACCAGCTCATGCTAGATCAGGGTGTGCCAGGTGAGGATTGTGTCAATAATCCTAACAACACCTATGTCTTTGATTTCGTCATTGGATATGATGGTCCAAAGACTCGCGGCAATGCAAATGACATGCTGACTGATTGGGCCATGATCAAGAACTACTGGACTGATCACAACCCATCGGTTACTATTGAGTATCAACCTCAGGAGTTTATGGCTCTTGGTGCTCGTCTATACGATCACTACTGGTCGATTGCTCAAGGTCTCTCGTTCCTCCCTAGGAGTGAACACGTGTATAAGCAAGCTCCATACGAGGAGATCACCAAGGAAGAATATGAGCGGCGTGTTGCTGC